TTTCAGCATTAGTAAAATCTGTCAATCCACCAAGGCCCGCTTCTTTGAAGTCGCGGTCGACCTCTCTGACAACTTTTCTCAGTTCCGCAGCCTGGTTTGCAAAACCAAGTTTCTGTAATCCAAGTTGTATTTTCTCGAATAAGGCAACTGTGGCCCATAAAACTGGATTAGACCTGACAAAAGCATCGGTAAACTGCTGCCATGCAGTCTTTTGTGGTTCGGTCTTTGTTCCAAGTTGATCTAAATCAGAACTCAATTGACGCATCGCTTCCCCTGACAGCTTGCCGGCCTGACCAAAACTGCCTAAAGAAGTCGTTATTACAGCAATAGTAGCAATAACCCCGGCAGCAATCGCTATGAATGGCAATGCAGCAGTCAAAAGTGCAGTAAAGCCCACAGCTCCCGTTGCAGCCCCTGCTCCAGCCGTAACCGCGCTAGCCCCCAAGGCACTAAGCGCAGGTGTTGCCGCAGTGGCGCCACCTGAAACAGCAGCGAGCTGTAAAGACAAGCCACTTAGGATTGGAGTTGTTGTTCCTGCAGTAGCACCCAGAGCGCCTATAGCAGGGACGGCGGTGGTGGTCCCTGCTGCGGCTGCGCCAGTGCTCGCCGTAATTATCCCGAGTTGAGCTCGCAAGCCCACCCAAGATTGGAGTTGCTGTACCTGCAGAAGCGCCTACACCAGCAATGGCTGGAGCAACAACCCCCGCAGCCGCCGATACATTATTGACATTCGCCACCAAACTCTGAAGAGTTTTCCCTGTAGCCTGACCTGCCCCGGATATATTTCGGAAAGCGGTCGTCAGTTTTGTTATATCACCGCCAACAAGGGCACGAGTAAAATCAACAGCAGAGCCAGCAAGATTTGTGAAAAATCCTTTGAGGTCCAGCGCAAGAAGAGACTTGATTGCCGTGCCAAATTTAGCTATTGCACCCGCACCACTCTGCAACGCAGTTGCGGTTCCTCCAGCAGTGGATTGAGTCGCTTTTTGGATAGCGTTAAAAACTGTAAGCGTTAAAGACGCTGTTTTTACAGTTGCAATAAATACAACTAAAACCCCGACCAGCGGACTAAAGGCTCGCAGCAATTCCGCAACGGGAGATATAATCTGCACAAAGACAGACAACAACTGCGTTAATACAGTAATAAAATTCTTCGTTGCACCTGCTACCTGATTAAAGATATCCCCAAGCAATTGCCCAACAGGAGAAGAAACAACCTCTTGCACAAATTGAGCGAAAACTCTTCCTGCCTCAAAGGAATGCTCTGATTCCCGGCTCAATAATTGTTCCAATTTCTTCGATTGTCTTCAGATTGATATTCGCAATAGCATTCTGAAGCTGCTGAATGGTTGCAGTGCCGCCTTCAATATTACCCTTCAATATCTCAACGCCATTATTCATGGCGTTGACGCCTTTGACAAATACACTTGAGGTGATCTGCCCTTCTTCTGTTAATTTCTGAAGTTCAGCAGAAGTAACGCCAAGTGCTTGGGCAAATTGAGTTCTGAAGGCACCATCAACTTCAGCGATCTGCTGTGTTAATTCTTCAGCCTGCAGCTTGCCCTTCGCCAGAACCTGTGCAAAAGCTTCTTGCAATCGGCCAGACTCTTCCGTTGTCAGACCAAGAACCTGTGTTCTTGCAGTTAAGTTCTCAATGAACTTATCCGTTTCATCAGCACTGGCTCCAATATCTTTTAATGCAGGCGTAATTCGCTTATAAGCCTTCTCAACCTGCTGAATTGGAGCCCCAAGCGCATTGGCTGTAGCGGCAGCTTGATTGAACGACCGAGCTGTATCGGCCGCAGAAACACCTAAATTAGCGAGTGCTAATTCAAATGCTTCAACTTCTTTGATTCTCTTGACAACCTTATCAATAGAACCAGTAATCTGGCCAAAAATGGCGGTGATCGCCTGGAAACCAGCCTGGATTGTAGCCAGTTTATTTAAGGCGCCAATGAAGCTTGTCGTCTTCGGAGTTAAATCCGAAATCTGCTGGCCAAGTCTCTGAGCCGCCTGTTGGGCCTTGATTTGCTCTGCAGTACCAGCACGGAGCGATTCAGCAAGCCGCTGCTGTTCAGCCTGCTGGGCTCTTAATTCAGCGATGCTGCCAGATTGGATCCCCTGAGCACGTCGTTCTGCTTCCGCGTTTTGATTAATTGCCTGGGTTAATTTATTTCGCTGATCAATAGATAAATTTATGATTGCTAATTTGCTCTTGAAGCGCTCGGCCTTCTGCTTTGATTGCCGCAATACTTCCGTCCTGGATACCTTGAGCCCTTCTTACTGCAGCCTCAAGCTGACTGACTCTTGCAGCCCTCTCCGCGTATGCGGCAGTACCAGGGAGAAGCGCATTCCTTAATTGTTTTTCTACATTAAGAGTTTGACGAAGACTCTGCAGGCTGCCCTGCTCAGTTGATGTTAACTTATTTAAAGTTCTTATCCTGTCTTGTTCAGCCTTATCAAGACCCGCAACTTCATTCTTGACACGAGTAATTGTACCACGACCTTTCTCTGTCGTGGTAATTCCAATTCTTATATCATTCGTACTTTTCCCTGTAGTATCGAGTAAATCTTTGATCTCATTGTTGAGATCCTCGACACTTCCTTCAAAACCTTGTAAACGCCGAATCGCTTCGTCAGTTGCGACTTCTGCCTTTAACCTAAAGACGAAATCTGCCATCCGACCAGGGCGCTACAAGCTAAGTTAGTCTGCCAACAAAAAAGGGGGCCGAAGCCCCCAAATCCTGTCGAGATAAGTGATCTCAGGGATTGACATCCAGGTCAAGCTTATAAGCCCCATAACCCTGAAGTGTGGCGCTCCAGGACACAATCGAGCCAGCCTCGATCGACTCGCTATAGCCCTGCAGGGTGCCATAGCCGTACACAGCTTCATCGGTGCCGGTAGGGCCAACACGGACGAACTTCACGCGCAGGCTGTTAGCCACAGTGTTTTGCTCAGTCAGGCGCAGAACCTGATAACCAGCATCACGGAAGTCAGCCACACCCTCAAGGCTCACGCTCCAGGACTTGGAGGTAGCGATAGAGGTGTTGAAACCCTTGGTCTCGTCGTCATATGGTAACGATATCCTCGGAGGAGGTATCAGTCTCCAGAGCGGCGTTGGTCAGGCCATAAAGACGGAAGGGTTGATCGGCGCCATCCATACCATAAGCGGTCGACTCAACGGTGAAGATACCGGTCGAGGAGTTGAAGGCAACAGTTGCGCTAGGGGGAGCCACATTCAGGCCGTCGCCTGCAGCGGAACTATCGGTCTTCAGGAATGCAGTAGCAGCAGAAGTGCCAGTTGCCTTGGTGATACCAGTAAACGCAATATCAACCTCATTAGAGAGCAGAGGCAGGATATAAACGTCGTAGCCAAAGGCTGCGGAATAGTTTGCCACGGATAAAAATCCGGAATGAATCCGGCCGAAACAACAAAATCGGGGGGATCCACCCCTCTTTTGTAGGTTGCCAAAATGGAACCCTACTTAATTTCGACTTTTATGGTGTGATGATAATAGAAGCCTGGTCAGTTCCTTGAGTGCTGTATGCCTCAAGAATGAATTCCGTTGGCTCTGTAACCGTCACAATAGTACTATCGGTTGGCAACCAGTCATACCTGCCATTAAATCTTATTTCTTGGGCAAAGGACGTAGCCCAGCTAACTAAAAACTGTCCTGGAGTAGCGGTCGGTTCGTAATCAAAAACAACAACAACTGGATTTAAGACATTGACTTCGATCCCGTTTGTCGTATTCGTGAAATCATTATAAGCAGTTATATTAAATGTAGTTGTCTTATCAATAACAAACGTTTCAGATCCAGTCAAAGGAATATCTCCTACTTCGTTGTCCATTACAGCTCTCAAGGAGCTGGAAATAACCCAACTAATTGTAACCTCGGTTCCCGGAATATACATTATTAACATTACTATTAATTGTAATTGTTGGCTGAGGTCCATAAATTGCCATCCCATCAACATCTAGGGGGCGATTCGAAGGAATCGTTACGACCGTCTGGACCCTCGCATTTGTACCCTCCGAGGTTCTTACGGTCTGCGTCGAGGTCGCTCCACGAAATAGTTCCATTATGCGGCGTGCAGCGTTGTTTACATCTTCGCCAGTCGCCGGATCCCATGCAACAAGGAAGACTTTCCATTCATTAATTAATGTACTGCTATCGGTAAGAAAGTCAACGCGCTTGACGTTCGAAATATCATGAATAATACATTCCACTCCGGTTACAGAACTTACGCCAGGAATATTCGTCCCAGGCGTCAGCAAGCTGATCGCATTCTGTGTTTGATTGTTAGCAAATTTATAGGTGCCGATATATGACGAGAATTCGGGATCGGCGTCAAGAAGTCTATAAATTAACACCGGGAGTATCCGGAAAAACTTGAGACATTTGACGCGAAGATTTCCTGCCTCCTAGTGTGCCATTGGTGGAAACATATAGCAGGCGCAAGAATGCTTATGACGGTTGGTGTACTTCGTCGTCTACGTCATTCTCGCCCGGTAGACGATGAGCCTCTTGAACAAGCCCAGAGAGCGGGCCTGTGAGTACCTTTTCAACCTTGAGGCCATGAGCGGTAAAGAAGCCAAAAGACTTTGGAGACAATCCATTCGCGATGCTTGGGACAACAAATGCGCTTACTGCAACCGCCCACCAATTGATATCAAGAGCTTAACTCTTGATCACGTCAAGCCCAAGAGCAAAGGCGGAGAGGATCGCACAAGTAATTGTGTGCCAGCCTGTAAAAGCTGTAATCATTCCAAGGGAAGTGAAGATTGGCTTCAGTGGTACAGGAGACAGGATTTCTATTCAGCATCGGCTGAATTAAGAATTAAAAATTGGCTCCAAACTGGGATTGTTCAGAGCGTCATCTACGAACAGTGGATCGCTAGCTGATTAACGGCATTTCAACGTCTTCCTGCGCGTAGAATTTGCCGTTGCCCACTGGGATCTCAACGTAAATCTCTTTCCCGCACGGAGAGGTCATCTTTCTACGCTGACCTGATGCGTCGTGCTTGGCAATGATCATCCCCTTTAAATTTGTGCCATAGTGCAAGGGAGCAAGGATAATCGCGTCGTCGCAAATATAAGCCAGGAGAGCTGGCGGAGTAGCCCTCCGCTGATTCTTTGAGGGCCTTGAAAACGAACAGAGCCCAGGAAGGAAGTAGGCCCTGCGCAGCTAGAGCCATAGCGGCCGCACCATAAACACTTGTCGGGATGTTCCTTTCATCCCTTGGTTCAAAGAGGTAGAAGTCCTCCATTTTGAATGGTTCTTTCTTCTTCTTTGGATCCCTGTTAGTGTTAGCTAAAATCGAAGACAACAAAGCTACTGGCGCTTCAGCGTAATGAATGCGATCTGGTTTGATACTTTTTCCCATAAGAAAAGGCATCTAAGACGTATTGATATGGCAAATCCCAGTAATTATTTAAACTAAACTCTTCAGCTCCTGGGAATATAATCTTCAATTCCCAGAATATCATATCAAAATCTATTACTTTTCCCCATTCTTCCTCTGTTGACTTTCCCACAATATCACCAGCAGCATTGCTCTCATTTTCTTCTTTTTCCTGCTCGGACGGATCTACAATCTCTGGCGAGACTCCGGCCTCTTCTAGAGCGTAGAAATCAGCGAATGCCAAGATCAGCTCGGGATCCTGTTCCAGGGTGTCATCAACAGTCCATTCAGAATCGATTCTAGATCTAATTAAGATTGTTGTTGCTGCAATATTCCTCTTCTGGATGGAATCTGTCATCTGCGACAAAATATTGCTCAACTCATCAGGATACTCTTCCCTGATCTTGAGAGCAAAGGGATCTTCAAGGTCGCCTTGAACTGCCTTCATGACGGCACTGAAAGCTTCCTCAGTGGTGTGCTTGGTCTTTGTTCCGATTCTCGTGGCAAGATTAACGATAGCGGTGATGCCATCGCTCCCCTGCGTGACGGCATCAACAAATGATTTTTCACTTACTGTAAGATAACCTCGGCGCTCGATCTCGAGCATGCCAGTGTTCTCAGTGCCAATCTTCACCTTTGTGAACTTTTTCTTCGGTTGAACAACAAAAGGAAGAGTCTTCATAAGAAAAACCGAGCGCAATAGTGTGCCAATTCACCCAAGTTCTTTCGCTAGAATATCCAGGAAAATATCAAGATATCTCTTTTCGAATTCAAACTTCGGAACGGCATAACCGCCTTCGAGTGTAGCCGTAATCCATGGCCTGGCTGGATAAATAATTCTTACATCCGGATTCCATCCGGACTGAATAACACCACCAAAGTGAACAATTGCTGCGTACTCTTCTTCGTAACTTATGCTAAGAGTTTCTTCGCCGGCTACATATTGAACCTTACCTGAATTTTTAAGGGCTCCCGTATCGACAATATCCCTGGTATCATTAATCCAATCCCACGAATCGGCATCCATTGCAGCGTCAAGAGCATCCTTGAGTTCTTGAGCTAAAATCTGCATTGTTTGTGAGTGAGCTTTTCTCGAAGCTTTTGGAAACTCCTTGAAGAAGCTGACTACATCTTTGAATCCGCCAGAAGTAAACCTGAATTTAGGCAGAGGAATAGCATAGCTCCTGTTGTTACTGCCCCTTGCTGAACCAGTTACCTGTAATATCTTCCTTTCAATCTTGTCTAGATTTTTCATGGCTTCCTTAAAGCCCTTACTTTGTGCCATTAATTGAGAACCTCACCGCCAGTAAGCTGCAATTCAACTCCAATAGCAGGATAAATGATTTGATCGATTCCAGCGCCACCGAACAATCCTGTTGAGCGTTGAATTGTTCCCTTCATGGTCTGATCACCAAAAAGGAACTCAACCTCGGTCTGCGGGCGCAAGAAAGGCATGTTGATCAACAATATCAATTAAATTTAAATCTGAAATATTTGTCTTTTTCCAATTGTAAGATTCAAGGATAGTCGCCATTTGCAAGGCATACCCTCTATAGTAAAATTCATCGCCGCTTGCACCAGGCAGCATTTCTCCATTCAGCTCTGACGCCAATGGAACCTTGCGTGATCCAGAGGTTACACCCGTATACTGAGTCCGCTTCATATAGCAGACAACTAAATAGTAAGCGGTATCGTCGGTATAGAATCTGCCGTCTGCAGTCCTCTCTACAGTGCTAGAAAGTAAGACACGCACCCTGGCGTTAGCAAATTCTAAAAGTGGACTTGCCATGCCAGAGAAAACCCTAGGCTAGATTGCCGACGACGGTAAAATAGGCCTATGGCAGAAACTTTTCTCGTCTCCGACACGCATTTTGGGCACGGTAATATTTGCCGCTTCAAGCGTGATGATGGCACTGACCTGCGGCCATGGGACGACGTATTCGAGATGGAGGAGGCTCTTGTTGAACGCTGGAACAGCGCTGTAGGCCCTTCCGATAAGGTTTATCACCTGGGTGATGTGGCGATCCCTAGGAGGGGCCTTAAAGTCCTGGAGCGGCTCAATGGTAACAAAGTATTAATACGCGGCAATCACGACATATTTAAGTTGAGTGACTACACGGACTACTTCCGTGATGTTCGTGGCTGCCATTATTTAGATCGCTGCATCCTGACACATATTCCCGTTCATCCTGTAAATTTAACTCGTTACGCCGCTAACATCCATGGCCATCTGCACTACAGAACAGTTCCTGACGAAAAAACTGGGTTGCCAGATCTAAGATATTACAATGTATGCGTTGAACATATTAATTACACACCAATTTCCTGGAACGTTGTGCGCAAGCAACTGCAAGATCTTGGTATAATGTGATTGATAGAGCTGAGGCCTCTGGGTCGTTACGCCTGGTTCGCCAGCCCGACTGTCGGTGCATACTCACGTCTCAGCCATCTATCATCGGCACTTTAGTGTAGGAACACGTTAGGCAGACAGCCTAGAATACTGGGTTCGATTCCCGGAAGTGCCCTTAAAAGGAAAGCCCCGTTTCCGGGGCTCAATCTCATAAATTAAGCAGCCAGCGCTGATAAAGCAGCTCTTGGCGACGTTTCTTGGCCTGTAAGGCACGCTGGATCATCACAAGTTCAACCATTGGCTTTGACCCCATGGTTGGACTTGTAATCGTGCCCTCGATAGATCAGGTGACCACCAGCTTGAGACTGGACGTGATCCAACCAGGCCACATACTCCTCTTTGGGAGTGTTGGTGTCGTACTTGACGCCGCGATAGGTCGCGATTGTCATGATGAAGTCCTCCGCTTCGTAGTGAATGATACACCAG